CCTCAGAAGCTTTACAGCCGTTTCTCAATAAGCATTGATAAAAAGCTTGTTGTACAGGAGAACCGTAACTACAGTTCAATCCACATTCACCAACAGCTCCAAGCCACTTACGGTATGATTTATCATTGTTAATCGGAACTAAACACATCGGATCTTTAGTCAAAATGGCATTATGATTACGCATCATACGCCACCCAGTTTGCAATAAAACTGGCTTAGTTTGACAAAATTCAACACGATCAAACATGTAAACAGGATCTTCCAAAGTCATAGAAAATCCCTTAGTAACAAACCAATTATCAAACCCTACCATAAATTGATTTAAATTGCTACTTTCCATAAAAACAACACAATCATCACCATTATTGGCTAACTCAACATCAACATCACGTTCCTTAGCATATGCATACACAAGTGAACACATGATGATACAGTTTCCAAGTGATGTATTAAGATCACCTGATGAACGAGTACCATTCATGCAAAACTTAACCTTACCATCAGGTAAGTAAGCAGTACCTCTATTAACCAATTGCCATTTAAGCAACTGTTTCAATCTCTGTGAACCAGGAAACAGAGATTTATAGAAGGTGTGCTCAAAATTAAGAGCCACTTGACTAACATGCATATCAAATTTCGAAGCATCTAAACCTAAAGCTACTGGTTTATCAAACTGCAACCATTTCTGATGCAGTATCGATGCAGAAACATCTGCATTAAACCCTTTAATAACTGTAGCTTTGGTTCGACCTCCGAATGCCTTGTTAATCGAACGAAAAAAATGATGTTCAGCATGCTTAATAAACCGACCAAGTTCGAGATTATATCTCGGACTACGCGGATTGATAACTCTACCTGCTTTACCTACATCTTGTTTCCCAAATTTAACAAATGACGTTAAAAACGAATCTTTTTCGGAAAGAGGAGTATGATATATACTCAGCATAGCTGCTTGATAAGTACGCCTTTTTGGCCCTTTATACATGTCAACAACTTGTTGATATGATAAACGGGGCAATTTAGGCATAGTTAAAAGTACAGCACTGCGAAACTCTTTCAAATAACGACCATTGTAACCATTTGGGGCGACATGTAATGCTGCTCGATAGGAACCATCTACTTCTTTACACAAAAAGTAGCGTTCAACTAGAGCACGCACTAACACGGCTATGTTATTATGACAGACACCTAAATCATGATTAGGGCCGAGCGCAGTAGTAACATTAAATTTCCTACGCTTATATGAATTCCCGTTCTCGTAGATGCACAAACGTTCAGGAAACTCCTGGTGAACCCTCGCTAAAAGCAAGGGATCAACAGCAGCACTAGAACCATCAACGGTAACTGGGCCTCCTCAGGCGGTGGTTAATTGTACAACTTGTGGTTGCACATCTAAACACCAACTTGGTAATTTATAACCAAGATCAGCAATACTGTCAAGACACCTCTCTTCAAAATAGGTGTTAATAGTGCACAAAGCATGTGAGCCCCGATCAACGGTGCGCATATTAAGCTGATTACACTTGTGTAGATATTCTCGTTCTACCAAGAGAGTATTTGCATCAGTTCTCTGAAGACGCCCAAGTTTACCGCGCAAATAACAAAACATTGCTGCAGTGAACTTAGGAATAACTTGGGCGTTGCGAGGTACATAACTGTATGGCTCAGCTATAGCTTCTTGATTTTCATCAACAGCTACTGTATCGGCCACACACATGTTATAACCAGTGCATTCACGAATCTCATTTATACATTGAGTAACACTATCATTAGAATAGCATTTAGTATTTTCACGTAAAATACATTCGCGAACAGCATTAGTTCGTAACATGTGCTCCTCAGCAACATCAACCATTGTGCTGTCAACACAACACAAAAATCGAACGAAAGCACTATTCAAGTAAATATTCCGTCTCCAACTATGAAACATCTGATATAAACTTGGCCTAGGCACAACGTTCTCAACATCACGCATTAGTATATTCTCCAACACAACCTCAGGAACAGGCACTGGTTCATCATCTAAACCATGCTCTGAAGGCGGTGGAGAATTACCACCAGGAGGACCACGAGGTGGTCCACCAGGCCCATCATCATCATCATCCCCCCCATCAGATGGTGGTGGTGATGAATGTGGATGGTGTGATAAACTACTAAAACTTGATACACTGGTTGCACACGAAGAATCGGAAACTTCACGCTTGTAAGTAACAATATTACTAAACAAGGGTTGATTTTCAACGAATGGTGTAACAACCGTAAGCGTATCACGTTGACGCTCAACATTCAAAATGGAGCGATTACAATTTTGTAAAAGATTTGCAACTCGAAGTTGTCGATTTAATCGCCGACTACGATTTCTCCTTTGACGTGGAGTTACGTCTTCAGGTATCCAATTGGTGTTATTGACAGGTATGCCAACAACCCAAGGAACCTGGTGAGCAATAATGGAAGGAACTTGAGAGTTACGAGCTGGACTGGCTCTAGTATTATTATTATTATTGCGTGGGTTACGGTTCACTCTAACTCTACGCCTACGATTTCTCGATCGACGTGCTCGTTGAGTTACCACTTCTTCTATCCTCGTAGAGTATATTTCATTATCTACGCCAGAGCCTCCGCGGTCGTCATGCGTTTCGACAACTACATTATCAACTTCACCAATAAAGGTAAGGATTGACTCAATAAAAGCCGCATCACGGATGATTCCGCTTGAGATTTCTCCAACTATCTGATTATCGTTAAGGTCAACCATGTTAGGATTTCAAGAAAAGGGGGGGTTTGTTCGGTTAGTCCGTTCCACCTACGAGTCAGCCGTTACTGATACACTAATTATATTACACGGAAATGTACGTCCGTTTGGGTTGGTAGCTGCTAAACGATCAAATGAATGATCAAAACTAACCACAACACCAAAACAAAATTTGATATTTGGTTAGTAATTACCCGACGCTCTATTGTTATATCAAAATAACTACCCGATCCAATTTCACAATTAAGGCAATGGATCACACTATGGCATCAAATCCATAGAGACTCTTCTCCGCATGCAAGCACGTTGCATCTCAGCTTCACAGAAAGAGTAACTAGCATAT